CCTAAGCTGCGACACTGAAAATAATCCCGTCGAATTATTTTCAGTTTAGGATCTAAGAACAAAGAAGAGCGAGATCCCTCCTAAGGCCATTCAATACAAAACCTTTATTCGCCCCTAACGTTTACAATGTAAAGAAAGAGTAAGGCGTAACACCGTATCAGAGACAGCGGTGTGATAGTGTTTGAATGTACCCCTTTCGTATTACTGGAGTTCACTTAATCTCTTCATGTCTTTCGTCCCGACTTGATTAGGACCAAGTCGAAGGGAATCCACAGAACGCAAGTGGTTTCCATGGTTCACTAAGGAAGACAAAAAAGAACTAGTATTAGACTTAATATAGGACCATTTACTATTCTTTTTCTCAGCTATAAATTTATGACTACGATAGATCAGATCGATATCTTTCGACATCTCTCTTACCTCAGTAAAATATAACTGATTAAAAGTGTCTAATACTTGATATTTCTCAGACAAAATTGAAAATCTACAATTTTGAGAAATAAAGTTCCTAAACCTTAAAGCCCATTGAACATTGGATTTCTGTTCAATGGTTGGGTAGTCGATGAGACCCAAAGAAAAATCATCGAGGCATGAGTACATCACATCTCTCCGATGTTTCCGGATTTCTCCAACAAACCTTTCTTTAAGGACTTTCGGCAGCCACTGTTTCCAAGTATCCTCAAAAGAACCGAATAATTTTTCTAATTGTTCGTTCAATTCTTTTCGGGAAAAATCTTGGTAACCTCCTTTCCCACCCCCTTTCTTCATTGCGAAAGGGAAACCCATGTTCATATAAGGGACAAAAATCCATCGGGTATAAACTCCTTCATCATGGTATTTGAAAAATGTTTTTCTAAACATTCTCGAACAAAAAACTGCGAATCGATCCGATACGTAGTTCTTTCCAAGAGACTTTTTCAAACCACCAGATGAACAAGTTTGTTCCCAAATGGTAACCATCTTGCGAGGAATAAAAGATAGAAGGTCGTCACCAACTATCTTTACAAGACCTGCAGTCAAGTATGCTTTAAAACCCTTATTAGAATATCTCTGTGCAGCACTTATATATAAACATAAATTAAACATACAGAGAATAGGAAAAGAGAAGCGGCATCCCATAAGTTGTCCATTCGTTTGCTTGTAACACGAATTAAACAATTCAGTTCCTTTCATAGATTTATGGTCTATAAAAAGAATCTGCTCAGTGAGTGCTCTTTCTAGAATCTTCAAACTGATAGGGTCATTGGTCAACAATGGAAGGATAACTTTCGTTATATCCATATGAACCATATCAGTGGAAGCTTCAAAGTCTCCAGAAAGGCACACCAATTCCTCATCTCCCCAAAAGTCGACACAGTTTCTGTAAAGTTCATTACAGTCTGTCTCAGTAAACTCCTTCTTGCAATTACTGAATTCAAAACGTTTAACAAGTTGATTAAAAACCAGCTCACTTAATTCGTTATAAATTCCGTTAATGCGAGTAGAAGATTTACTGATCATTCTAACCTTGATTGGTTCTTGAATGGGCTCGACTTTTGACGATTGGGTGATTTCACTGAACATAGATCTAAATGTTTCAGACCGAAGATTCTTTATAGGGTCTACTACGATGAAGTCCTCATACGCTTTTATCAATTCCAACCCAAGAGTGGGTTGACAGTTCATATATAATAAACTTTTAAAAGATAAAACCATATGAGAAATTCC